GCTAATATTAGCGGGCCAAGCCCGTCGGTTGGTGATAGAGATATTGAAGAACTTGTAGAACATCTTATGCACACAATACATTTGTTTGGTATTATGGGTGCGGTGCCGGGATCTGAAACAGCTATGGATTGGTTAGCAACTAATAACGTTAATTGGCAAACAACAGAATTGCACCTTGCTATGAAAGAAGCTATTGATGGCGGATTTTTTGATCCGTCTGGTTATGCACCCGATTGGGCAACAGTGGATGAGGCAGCTGAGGTAGCTTATAAAGAATATATGTATTTGATTAACTGGTCAATGTGGGATATGAGTACTTTTTGGGATGGCGGATCGCTAGACCCGGAATGGTCTGACTCAGTAAAAACTCCATCTGGAATGTTAACTAATAATCCAAAAGGGTACGCCCTATTTAAATCATATTTTGAACCAGTGTTAAGTAAACCAGACTTTGATGTTTTAAGAGATATTTTTAGGGATAATGATCTCGGTCCTTCATATTATACACCAGCATCAAACGGTGCTCCAAGAATAAAGCAGATAAATTGGTTTGATTACGGTGGTTCAGGAACTTACGATTATCCTAGATCAGGTTCCTATACAAATGCTACAGATGAAAGTGATAATAACCACGGGTGCCACTGCGCAGGAACAGTTGCTGGTAATACTCAGGGCTGGGCCAGAGATGCTAATATCTATAACATCAGCCCATATAGCACAAACCCAAACGGCAGTATTGGATCCACGATGTGGGATTACATGAGAGAATGGCATAACACAAAACCAATAAATCCTGCTACAGGTCGGCGCAATCCTACGGTAACAAATAATAGTTATGGCTCATCACTTGAAATTGGCACTGGCGCTTTCGGAGACGTAGATAGAATTAATTTCCGTGGTGTTGATTTTAATCCAGGCCGTAGTTTAACTCAAAGCGAATTACAAGCACGAGGATGTTATGCGCCAAATTCAAATTTAGAAATGGATATTCCATACTATACAACGTCAAGGCAAGCTGACCTTCAAGATGCTATTGATGATGGTATTATTATTGTCGTTTCTGCTGGTAATGATTATTGGAAAACAGTAAATTCATCAGATCAAGATTATAATAACACATATAGATTTCCATATTCAGGTAGTTCAATAACTACATGGCTTCATCGTGGTACTGGTTCAGGCGCGGGTTACGGTCCATGTATTAACGTTGGTGCATTATCAAATAATGTTGGCGAAGAAAAAGCGCCGTTTTCAAACGTCGGAAGTCAGGTAGACATTTTTGCAGCAGGTGAAGCAATTCAAAGTTCACTTCACTCAGGCGGTATTAATGACCCGAGAAACAGCAGCTATCAATTTGGTAAATACCAAGGAACAAGTATGGCAGGACCTCAGGTTGCTGGTGTGGCAGCGCTTTTAGTTGAACAATGGCAGAACGCCACAAATGATGAAATTAAAACTTGGATACAAGAAAATGCGATTACGGGTGAAATGGCCGATACAGGAAACGACGATCCCATGGATATGTTGAGCTTACAAGGTGCTGAAAATAGAATGCTACGCTGGATTAACCAAAGAGTAGAGACAGGTAGCGCATTTCCTAAAAAGAATTTTGCAAATAGACCCGCGGATGGTTTAACTTATCCTCGCACAAGAATAAGGAAACGAGGTTAAATGTATATAAATATTATAAAATCGAAGGTGTTCCATGGCTGAAGTACTAGCAACAAAACTAAAAAATGATACAACTCGTATGTTTCGCGATGACATCGCCAACAACGATTATTACTTTTGCGTATCATCAATTTCAATAGATGCTTTAACCCGTGTGGATGCCGTAAACTCTTTTAAAAGCAGAAACGAGTTCAAAGAAAATATTTTATTTGGTAAGAAAATTTTTGATTCAGATGTAAAGTATATGATTAAATATCACCCTTGGCAAAAAGACCAGGTGTACGAACAATATGACGATACTGTTGATTTAGAAAACGAAAAATTCTATTCTGTTGTGGGTCCTACTAATAACGACTCTGGCGATTATCGTGTTTATAAATGCCTATCAAATAATAACGGCGCGAAATCAGCAAACCCACCAAACTATAATCCCGTTACTGTAAATCAAATTTATAGAATGCCAGACGGATATGTTTGGAAGTTTATGTATTACTTAACTGAGTCAGAATTTGAAGGATATAACGCAGTAGGCTATATTCCATTAATGG